AATGCCGGAATTAGATAGTTTAGAATTAAAAGTAGAAGCAGATGCCAAAAAGGCAGACTCTGCACTCGACAGCCTTATTGAAAAACTGCAAAATTTATCAAAAACATTAGGCGGTGTCAACACAAATAACATAAAGAATATTGCAAGTGCAATAAACGGAGCGACAAACAGTAACGGAATAAAGGTTGCGCAAAAGAGCGTTGATAATCTCAATAAATCAATAAAAAACATAGGAAAAGGTACAAAATCAAAAGACATTCAGATCATAAGAACAGATGGAGCAATAAAGAATCTTTCGGGCTTTGAAAACGCATTAAAAGAATTTGATTCATTCATCGAAGAATCTGGTAACAAGGTATCTAAAAATGGATTTTTAGATACTCCGTTGCAAAATCTGAAAGAGAATTTAGCGCAACTTAAAAAGCAATTTCCAGAAGCAAAAGAACTTATCCAGAGTTATCAAGAAGAGATTAAAATGATACAAAATATGCAGGCAAAGTCTGCAAGCACTGGAAATGCACAGAAGTTGAGCGGATATTCAATAGAAAATGCACAAAAAACATTAAATGCAGCACTTGGAAAAAGTATTCCGTCAGCAACGACAAAAAGTGTATCTGGAATGACAACAAAATTAAGTGGACTAAAAACTGCTTTATCAAGTGTTGCCAAAACAGCATCTGCCAATATGTTTAATAATTTTTCAAATGGCATAAATAAAGCAAAAACTGCATTAAGTGGATATATTAAAAATGCAATCAGATCAATAAATGTTTCTAAGGGGTTCAGAAGTATAGCCGGACACGTTAGAAATTTGTATTTTTCGTTCTTATCATTACGTGCAGTTGGAGGAATTTTGAAAAAGTCCATTACATCGGCAATGGATTACATAGAGGAATTTAACTATTTTCAGAATGCGATAGGGAAAATTGCGTCCGAAAATAAAGGTGATTATAAAAAATATGGATATACAGATGCAGAATCATATGCAGATAGTTTCCAAAGCAGACTTACATCCTTATCATCTAAAATGACAGGGTTCGACATAAGTAAAAACGGAGAATTAAGCAATAGCGGAAAGCAGAGTTTAGGACTTGACGTAACAGAAGTAACTAATTTCCAGTCGAGAATTGCACAAATGACTAATTCTGTAGGAATGTTTGGAGAAGCATCTATTGTATCTGCAAAAGCACTTACAATGCTTGCCGGGGATATGTCATCATTAACAAATGTTGATTTATCAACAGTAATGAATAACTTTTCATCTGGTCTTTCCGGTATGTCCATGGCATTGAAAAAATATGGTATTGACATTACGAATGCAAGTCTGAAACAGTTAGCACTTAGTTTAGGCGTAAAGAAAAACATATCAGACATGACACAGGCAGAGAAAGAATATTTGCGTGTTATTGCTATGGTGCAGCAGTCTAAAGTATCATGGGGTGATCTAGCAAACACAATCAATCAGCCTGCGAACCAGTTTAGAATGCTTAAAACAAACATTTCCCAGTGTGGAATGATGCTTGGAAGATTGTTTATGCCGATGGTTGCAAAAGTGTTGCCATGGCTTAATGCTATGACAGGTGCAATTAAAGACCTTATACAGCATATCGGAGATTTGTTTGGGATAAAATGGGCCAACAGCAAAAAGATGAATGCAGGAACTGATGATTCTGGATATACCGACATTGCGGATAGTGCTGACGATGCGGCTAATTCTATCGGAAATGCAACAGACAAACAAAAAGAATTTAATAAGCAGTTACAAGGTTTTGATAAATTAAACAATCTTACATTATCAAAAGACAGCGGAAACAAAAAAGGCAACGGAAACGGTTCTGGTGCAGATGTAAGTGGTCAATTGTCAGATGCTCTTATTAAGGCAGTAGAGGGATATGAAAAGCGTTGGAATAAGGCGTTTAATGGTATGTCAAACAAATCTGACGAGTTAAAAAAGAAAATCGAAGATTTGTTTAAGGGTGCATGGCTTACAAATGATGGAACAGAAATCGGAAAAGCCGTTGCAAACGTGTTGAATAAGGGCATAAACTGGGTAAATTCAAACACTTCTACTTGGACCGCAGGACTTAAAAAGATTGCAACCATTATGGGTACTGCACTTAACGGTTTTGTATCTACTTTTAACTGGGATGGTCTTGGAAAAGCAATAGGAAACTCTATCAAGGGTGCGCTAGAAGCAACACAGACGTTTTTTGATACGGTAGACTGGACAAACCTTGGAAAAGGAATTTCAAAGACCTTAAATGCGGCAATTAAAACCGGAGTAATTCAGCAGTATTTGAAAACTGCGGCATCCGTACTTAAAAGTGCAATCGAGACAGCATTTGGTGCAATAACGACATTTGATTTTGAAGGGCTTGGAAATGCTATTGGGCAAGGGATCAATGATTTTATTTCAAAAATGAATGAAATAAACAAAAAGACTGGTCTTAATGGATGGCAAGAACTTGGAAAAACAATATCTGATGGTATAGGTGGAATATTGACATCTATAAACACAGCATTAAGTACAGTTGATTGGCAGTCAATTGGGGAATCAATTGGACAGTTTGTTGCCACCATAGATTTTTCCGACTTGGCAAGTAAGTTTGGAACGCTTCTTTGGAATGCAATTAAATCAGCATTTTCTTTGTTAAAAGGATTGATTAAAGAAGCACCGTTAGAAACCGCACTTATATCAGCATTTTCACTTTTTAAGTTAAGCGGAGTTGGGTCGGTAGTTGCTACTGTTTTATCACAGGCGATCGCTAAAAACCTTGCTGCAAAATTAGGTGTTGAAATAGCGGCAAATGAGGGTATAAAAACTGTGTTAAAAACTGCAATTGTGGATAAAATTGCAACGGCAATGAGCGGATTGTCGTTTACTGCAATATTAACTACGTTGGCCGGAGTTGTGGCAACAATTGGAGGAGCAGTTGTTGCTGTAACAAGTTTCTTTTCAATGTGGAAAGATGGTTTCAGTTGGCTTAAAGAAGCACTCATGGTAATTGGAATTGCCATAGCTGCGGTTGGTGCGGTTATATTAGGTGTGCCTGCTGGGATTGCGGCGGCAGTTGCGGCAGTTGTTGCCGGGGTTGCGACAGCAATAATTGTAGTGAAAGATAATTTTGGCACAATAAAAGAGTTTTTTTCATCGCTGTGGGAAAATATAAAAGGGATATGGGGAGCAGTTTCTGGTTGGTTTAAGGATAATGTAATAACTCCATTGGTAGGATTTTTTTCGCCTATTGTGTCTAAAATTACTGGTTTTTTTAAGGCATTGTGGTCTGGTATACAGGAAGTTTGGAAAAGCGTATCTGGATGGTTTAGCAAATATGTAACAACACCAATAGTGACTGTATTTAATGCAGTTAAAACAAGGGTGCAACAGGTGTTCCAAGGGCTTTGGATTATCGTGCAAGCGATATGGAAAGTTGCCTCTGGCTGGTTTAAGACATACGTTGCAACGCCTATATCTACGGTGTTTAATGTTGTAAAAACAACAGTAGGTGGAGTATTCAAAACATTATGGGGTGGAATAAAAAGCGTTTGGAATGGTGCTGTTAGCTGGTTCAAGAAAATAGTTGTTACACCATTAGAGTTAGCGTTCAAAGGATTAAAAACCATTGGAAATATATTCTTAAGTGCATGGAATGCAATTAAGGGTGTTTGGAATGGTGCCGTTGGATGGTTTACAAAGTATATAACAAAGCCGCTACAATCGGCATTTAAGGTAGTAACTAAAAATGTAGGTGGATTTTTCACATCATTATGGAGTGGAATTTGTAAAGGCGTAGCATCTGCATTTAACGCAGTCATAACAGGAATTGAAACGGCAGTAAACTGGATAGTGGGAGCAATAAACGGTATCATTGGTGGTTTTAACAAAATCGTGAGCGTTGCCGCAAAGATTGTTGGTGCAGACTGGAGCGGAGTATCTAAGCTAAAAAAAGTTAAGATGACGAAAATTGATGTCAATAAATTTGAAAGCGGTGGATACCCTAAGAAAGCAAACTTGTTTTGGGCTAACGAGTATGGAAAGCCTGAGTTGGTAGGTAGACAAGGAAGTAAGACGGTGGTTGCAAATAACGATCAGATCATCAAAGGTGTTTCAGAAGGTGTATCAGATGCGGTATACAATGCAATGAATCCAGTTTTGACAGGATTAGCAATTGCAGTAAACAAAATGAATGAAAGCAAAAATGGCAATGCACTTTATGTTGAGGGTGTATCTTATGGTGACATTGTAAAGATTGTAAAAGCTGAAAACGATCAATACAAGAGAACCCACAATGGAAATCCATTATTTGCGTAAAGAAAAAGGGCAGAATATTTCTGCCCTTTTATTTTTTAAGAACGAGAGGTAGTAATAATGGCAGGATTTGTGTTAAGCAAAGGTCTTGTAATGATAGCGACAGGATATGAAAACGGTGAATACAAATATACAAAGTTAGATAAATTTATTGCGGCAGACAATTTATCTATCACACCGGGAAGAGCGCAAGACTTGGACAGTTATGTAAATGCAAATGGATACCTAAAAAGAAATGTTTTGAAACATATGAGAGATGGAATATCGTTTAGCACACTTTATATGTCATATAGCAAAATGAGAGAATTTGTATCACTTCTGAAAAAGGGAATGAAACAGCCAAAATGTGCATCACTACCAGAGAAAAAGGTTAGAATTGCATACTTTAACGAATGGGAAGATGACTACGATCATGGTTTTTTCTATGTTCCAGATATTGAATGGAAATATGGTGGAACATATAAGGGAGAGCCAACATATCAACCGATAACAGTAGAATTTATAGAGTATTAAAGATCGAGGTGATACAATGCTTAAAATTACAGAGGAGCAGAAAAGGCCATTTTATCAATCCGGGTATTTCAAAAATTACAAATTTGCTTTTAGGGATGTTGGGCTTACGATTGATAACGAAACGCTGCATCAAGAATCTGTGACAATAAAGGAATCAATTTGCGATGATGAAGATTTGCAACTTGGTGGTTGTGTCGCATCATCTTGTGAGTTTGAAGTTTCTGAAATCTTAGACACAGATATTGCAGGATTAGAGTTTACAGCTACGATAGAAGCAAGAGATGCAAGTGACAATATCATTTCTAGCGTTCCAATGGGCGTATATAGGGTGTT